GCGACTATACGTGGATAGAGCTTGACAAAGACGATAATTATAACTAAAATAGAAAACTATGTCAAAACACCAATACAACCTAAACACTAAAACAGACTATATAAATCGTAAAATGTTTCTAGACCCTGAAGGTCCTGTTACAATTCAACGCTTTGAAGAAGTCAAGTATAATAAATTACAAAAGATAGAACAAACAGCTAGGGGATTCTTTTGGGTACCCGAAGAAATTTCTCTATCTAAAGATGCTAATGATTTTAAAGATGCCAGTGATGCAGTTAAGCATATCTTTACTAGTAACTTATTAAGACAAACCGCACTTGATAGTATTCAAGGTCGTGGGCCAGCACAGGTTTTTACACCTGTTGTTAGTCTACCTGAACTAGAAGCACTAATGTATAATTGGAGCTTCTTTGAAACTAACATACATAGTCGCAGTTATAGTCATATCATTCGTAATATCTATAATGTGCCAAAGGATGTGTTTAACACCATTCATGACACTAAAGAGATTGTGGACATGGCAAGCAGTGTGGGTAACTATTATGATCAATTGCATATGATTAATTGCCATAAAGAACTTGGCGAGGCAATCAGTGAAAAGGTACATGTAAGAGCTATTTGGCTAGCACTTAATGCTAGTTATGCGCTTGAAGCATTTCGTTTTATGGTTAGCTTTGCTACTAGTCTTGCTATGGTCGAGAATAAAATCTTTATTGGCAATGGTAACATTATTAGTCTAATTTTACAGGATGAACTTTTACATAAAGAATGGACTGCTTGGATGATTAATCAAGTAGTAAAAGAAGATCCTAGATTTGCTCAAGCAAAACAAGAGTGTGAGCAAGAAGTATACAGTATGTATATGGATGTTATTAGAGAAGAAAAAGATTGGGCTACTTATTTGTTTAAAATGGGTCCTGTAATTGGACTTAATCCTAACATTCTACGAGATTTTGTAGATTATACCGCATTACATGCATTAAAAGATATTGGAATCAAATACACCAATACTAATGTTCCAAAAACTACTCCGATCCCTTGGTTTAATAAACACAGTGACACAAGTAAAAAACAAACAGCATTACAGGAAAATGAATCAACTAACTATGTATTGGGCGTAATGAGTGAATCACTTGATTATGACCAATTACCTAAGGTATAAAAAGGAGAAAGAAAATGAAAGCTACAGTATGGAGTAAAAACAATTGTTCTTATTGTGACCAAGCAAAAGCATTGCTAACAAGCAAAGGAATTCAATTTGAAGAAAAGAAAATTGGTGAAGGTTGGACAAAAGAAGAATTATTAGAGGCAGTACCAACTGCCCGATCAGTGCCACAAATTTTTCTCGGTGAAGAGTATGTGGGTGGGTTTCCAGAACTCAAACAAAAATTAGCAGCCTAAGGAATATAATGCTTAATAAAGATGAAATTTACACGTTTAAATTAAACAGTGGAGAAGAATTGATCGCTAAAGTAATTAAAGTAGAAACAGATTTTATTACTATTTTTGATCCAGTATCAGTAGCACCCGGACCACAGGGGTTAGGACTAGTTCCTAGTCTGTTTACCGCAAATCCCGAGGGTGAAATAAAGCTAAATACTAATAGTATTGCAATTTATGGAATAACGGATGAGAGTATACAAGCAAAATATACTCAAGCAACAACTGGAATAGCAGTACCTAATAAAAAATTAATCTTAGGATAATATGGCGCAATTGAGCAGACAGGGAGATGCAAATTCCGCAGGTGGAAAAATTATACGAGGCGCTGGTACAGTGTTCGCTAATGGTATACCTGTGGGATTACATGTAAGTGTAATGACTCCCCATGCTCCGTTTGGAAAACCCCATCCTCCGCATAGTGCTGCTAGAACTACATCAGGTAGTCCTACTGTTTTTGCTGAAGGAGAACCTGTATTAAGAACTGGTTCAGGTAATACATGCGGTCATCCTATCGTAGATGGTAGCCCGGACGTATACTGCCCATGAGTATTACAGGTAAACAAAGTCCATTAGGTGTAAATGTAAATAGTTCCTTATTACAAAATATAGGGCTATGTATTAACCCTACTAATCAAGGGTACATAGGAACCAGTAAGACAAATACTACTTACACTCCGGGTAGTCTAGTTAACAACACATGTTTAAAACCTTTGACCTATGCCATATATGCTGCGTATAATGGCAATGTTGCTAAAACTCCTACAGGAACTTCGACCTATGACAATTTAATTGCTATAGGTGAAGATATTATCCCTGCATTAGGTAATGCAAAAAGCCCAGGATACACTACTAGTGACCCTACTGGTCAATGGCAAGGAGAGGCTACGACTGGTTATTCAACAGCCGGTGATACTGGCGATGCACAAAGTGCAACTTGGATTCCTTATGATACTACTAATAATAACAAAAGTGTTACCCAATGGGGATTTTTGAGATTATATGCTCTTCAAGCTTGGAATGAATTTAATTGGAATGGCATTGTAGCAGGTTCAGGCATGCCTGAGTATAAAGATTTTGTATCAAGTTTTCTAAATGCTCAAAATTTTATAGATTATTCTAATACTACAATCAATGCAATACAAGGATCTAGCAAGTTCCTTAAAGGCACTTATAGTAATATGAATGACCTCATCAGTGCTGATGTAACTGGTGTTAGTCTAGCAACTCAAGCGTTTGGTCAAGACTGTATTACAGCAGGTAAGGTAATAGACTTATCAAAGATACTAAAGTTTGGTTTACCCTCAGTACTACTACAAACTATTAAAAAGTATAATACAATAACACAGTCATTAGCATTGTCGCTATTGTCAGCAGGATTGGCATCACAAGATATTGATGATATTGCTAGTGGAAGATTGTTAACCCCTACTAAATTACAAGAGCAACAGATATACGGGGCATTTTTAATTATTATAGGTCAAGATTTAGATGACATATTAATACCATTAAATTGTAAAACCCAAGGATTAGAGTCTCTTGCTGATTTGTTAAACATTAAGAAATTGTTTCCTAACAGTTATCAATCATTGACTGTGCCTATCTATAATGCTAATCCAGGACCAACTAATGCTAAAACATACTATCCTATATTTGACAATACTTCAGTGAGTTCTAGGCTAGAAGCACCTGCAATAGTTGAACAAATAGGTGTAATTATCCCACCTGGCCCACCTGCTATAGTAGAACCACCTGCTCCGATTCCACCTGAAGTAGCCCCAACCGCAGTTCCTCTTGAACGATATAGAGGTGGTGGATGTCCTGCACCGTGGATCAATATTATGTTGGCAGACAAAACTTCAATACATGCCAAAGATGTTAAAGAGGGTATGTTAGTTTATACTCAGCATGAAACTACTAAAGAATGGGGTGAGTACCCCGTAACCGCAGTATCATTTGAAAATGCTAATAGATGGCAAGTAGTAGTTGACGATACTATATTTGTAGGTTCGGCCAATCATAGGATGTTAACAGAAGAAGGTTGGATAGAAATTGAAAGATTAATGCCAGGGGATATTATCACATCCCATAATAAGTTAGCAGTAGTAAAATATACTAAACCACATTCTTTTGGGGAAGTAGTAAAGATTACTGTAGCAGATGCTCATACTTATTTGACAGAAGGGTTAGTATCTCATAATGTCAAACAGGTGATAGGTACTAATGAGGTTCTAAACTAATTATGGCAGATACATTAAATTTTCAAGTAGCAAAAGAAGGCTTTGGTTCATATTTATCAGGGATACTACCTGATGAAATAGCGGTTACAGCAGGAGCCTTCTCTGCTACTATGCAGCAGATTAGAAATATCCGCAACGTTGACTTTGAGAAATTTTCTCAAGTAGTTTTTAACATTGAAACAACTAAAGGATTAGATCAAGTTAATGGTACAGATGTGCCAACTAGTACTAATTTAGCTTCAGCAGCATATGATCGTATTGCTTTGGGGAGCGGTCCATATGGCACCTATACCATGAGTGATTTTTTAGGTTGTATGAGTGGTTTACCATATGCTTGGACTGACATTCAATCAAGTATTCAGTCGCTACAAACAACTACATTAGTAAACATATATCAAAATTTATATCTAGCAGTTATATGGGAAGTTGGTACTGTTTCTGTTCAATATACTGATGATGGGTTTGGAAACTATACTGTTACAGGAATAACATTAACTGATTCAGGTGGCGGGTATGGTAGAGAAGGTGCTGCTGCGCCTAGCATTACTTTAAGTAACGGCGGGACGGGTAGTACTACTATTGGCACTGATCCTAATGATTTATCTACATATGGAAGAATAACTTCGGTTACACTAACTTCAGCAGGGCCAGTTACGGTGATAGTACCTACAGGCACAGTGGACAATCCTCCAACTACTTATGGTAGTGCAGGGTGGCCAGGAATGAATACAGCGGTACAATACTATATTGATGCTGCTAATGCAGAGATAGCAGTTATACGGACAGTTAATCCTATACTCAGTGTAGATTTAAACACGATATATGATGCATTTGGTACGCAACTTACTATAGAACAAAGAACTAGGTACACAGGTATAGCTCCAGTTCCTAGCCCTACAAGAGATATTTGGCTAAACTTGTATCCAACTTCTCTATATGTATTTGTTGACTCAATACCTACTATTGCAAAAAGCACTCTACCTCATATGTATGCTCAAACGCTAGAGGCTATTAGTGATTTAACTACAGTTGGTGGTCAAAGCATCGTAGCAATGATGCGACAAGAAAGAAATGGTGCTAGATTACAAGAGATCGGTATAGAGTTAGACAATAATATACCAGGTGAATTGGATCAACAAGAAATAGAAATTTTGATTTCTAATGGCACACTACCTACAGGCATAGAGGGAATTACAGTTACAGGTATTAACGGAGACTTTGATAACCCAAATACTACCTTTACTTTACCTAGCAATTCTGTTGCTCAGCCAATTGGGTATTATGACCCTAATACTACTCAATTTAAGTTAGCAACAACTCAGCCTATATCACCTATTAAACAAATTTTAAATACAGCACGAAATAATCCTAATAATAAAAATTTATTAGGACCTGCTAAAAATGGAACAGGGCCCGCTCAACCTATCATATCGGCTACTAGTCCTATTGCAGGTGGTATTTCCAAACCATCAGTTAACCCTAGACCAGGTTTAGTTTCTGCAATTTTAGAAGCTGGACCAGTTGGGTTAGAACCTATTGCTATTATAGCAGGAGGCCCAAATTCACAAGGTACTCCGTTAGATATAGGAGGACCTGCATTCCCGGGTAGTTTAGCCGGCTCATCGGTGAGCAACCTTATTCCACCAAATCTAAATGCGGCTCTGACCGCAGCAGTTTTGTCGCCATCAG